AATTCTTGTGCAATCTGCCGTCCATTATCTACATCATTAAATTCACACGTATATGTAGCAGAAGCATTTCCTTTAACGTAGAAACTAACTGTTACTTGTTTTGAAGTAGCCGTTCCTTTCTGTAACTGTTGTAAATCTTGTCCTTCAAACCTTTGTTGCAAAATGAGAAGTTCACTTGCTGCTATAGACGTATCAGAAGTAGTGGTACTGATTTTTAAAGAGTTAGCAAAACCAGCAGGACCGTCAGCCACCTGAGCCATCGTGTATCTTCCTGCTGAAGCAGCATTAATCGCCATATTCCATCTATCAAGCGTAAAGTAGCCTGATGCTGCACCCAACCCTGTCTCTGAGGCAGAGCGCTGAGCTACTTTCATCTCACCGTTTATAACAATGTTTCGTCTGCCACCGATCTGGCCGCTGTTGATGCTGGTTACACCTGTGACGGCACCAGCGACAGCAAGGGTACTTGCCAATGTAGCAGCACCAGAAGCAGCAATACTAAGTGCATCAACCTTAGCACCTGCCGCACCAGAGCGTAGCACCAGAACGCCATCGTTGCCGCCTGTCGTCTGGACGCCTAGATTAGCTGCATCACCTGCTGAGATTATTGAGGTTGCCATGTTAAATTACTCCTTTGGATACTTGTCTTTTATAGCTTTAATAGATGCAGTCATTGAAGCAGGAAATACTCCTGCATGGTACAAAGCATCTAACTGATCTCCAATTGGAGGGTATTCTTTCACTCTATTTTCTTGATAAGTAGGGTCTGGTGGAACGTCTGCCGCTTCAGGTGTGTTTCCTTCTTCGACCCATTCAAGGTATTCAGCATAATCACTGTTGGCTGGATCGTTAGGTATGCTTGCACCATCAGAGATACGGGAGATTGATGCTGAGTTGTGGTTTAGTTTGTACATAATTTATCCTTATAGTTCTGCGACGAGCAACCTGGCGCTGCCGGCAAGAAAGGTTGCATGACCTGCAACAAGTCCAGAGGTTGTTGTAGTATTCAACAGTACAGTTCCATTGGTTGCACCCCCGCTGTTGACTAACAAGGCAGTAATTGCTGTGGTCGCTCCTGCTGCTGTAACTGCAACAGCGCCTGACGATGTTGATAGAGTGGGTACAGCCCGCATTGTTATGCCAGTAGAAAAGAAATACGCAGCCGTAGCAGATATCGCCATTCCCGGGCAATCATTGGCAGCTAATGGTCTTGCATACCGCTGGCACAAAGCCAACTCTGTACCATACGGCCTGTATTCAAGCTCTGTCGCCACAGTTCCTTCTTCTAATTGCACGTCAGTAATGCGGAAGAAGTTAGAGGCGCTGTCTCCGTTATTGACTTGGGTGGAGGTTGCAAGAGTGCCGCTTCCCGCCCACACACCCGCTGTTGCTGTAGACTGATCCGGTCCAGTAAGCACTGTGAATAGTATTTCTAATCCTATCCCGTTAGTGGCTCCAATCCACGTCCCGGTTGTGTCTAGCGTTATTGTTTCCGAATGGGTCTCTTCGGTATTAGAAACAGATTGTGTATAATTAAAGACATAGAACCTATTATTTGCACTATTTCTAAGTGCAACGGAATTGACGCCAGTTTTGGTATGTTTGTGTTTAAATGAAATAGTAATTGTCTTGGCGCTTGCGGTACCTATTAAAAGACTGGCTGAGTTGAAGCCTTCTATTTTTTGAGCTAGAAAAATATACTCTGGACCTGCTAGACTTGTGTCGGCTGTAGTAAAATCTAGTTCTATATATCCTGAAACACTATTACCATTAACGACCGCTGTACTGTTGCCAGAATGTGTTTGCCACCTATCGACAAAATTCTGAGTACCTAATGCGGTCTGAGCACCACGTTGATTAATAATACCAGAGGGATTAATGATTCGATTCTTACCAGAAAAGTTGCTGGCGGTGAGATCACCACTTGCAGTTAAAGTTGTTACAGTCGCAGCAGCGGGAGTACTACTTCCCAATACGGTATCGTTGATACCATTTGTTCCATCAATTGTTACTGCCATATTAAATTACCACCCACTTTGATCCACTAGAAACTGTCACTGTTGCACCTGATGCTACAGTCATTGTGCCAATACTCATAGCATTACTCCCTGATGGAATTGTATAACTTGTTGCGACAGTTGCACTATTTACAACAAGACCATTTGTACTGATCATTGTAGGTGCTTGTAGTGACCCGTCAGAAGGTTTGTATAAATATTTAGCGTCACTCGTATATACCTGTGCAGCTGTGCCGCTTGTCGCAGCGGCTGACAGAGGATATAGGTTTGAAGAAGTGGACGTGTCATTTGAAATTGCCGATCCACCGACCGACTTCCATGCCGCTGAAGACCCGCTATATCCCTCAAACTCTGATGTAGTGCTATTGTAGCGCAGCATCCCAAGGACAGCCGTAGGCCGTTGAGCCGTGCTACCTTTACTGATTTGAAGTGCGCCTGTAGAATTAAATGATGAGTCTGCACTAGCCGTTAATACAGTAACGGTTGCGGCAGCAGGTGTACCACTTCCTAAGATTCCATCGAGAGTACCTGTAAAGCCTGTACCAGTTACTTGGCCTGTTACACTTACAGCAGCATTAAATACTGCAGCGCCATCAACTCGTAAAGTACCACTTAGCTGCGTACTTACATTCACAGTTAAATTGGTGGCTGCTAAAGTAGAAACTGATGTATCTGTAAAGCTTAGAGTTCCTGCAGTAAGATCATCTATAGTAGCATTAGCAGCATATAGATTAGTTACTACAGACACTTGCGCTCTAGCTACTAGCTTACCATTAGCTAATAAAGCTCCAGCAATACTAGTCTCACCAGCAATATTAACATTGGAAGTAGCAGAAATTGTTTCGGTTATAATTTCACTAGCTCGTATAGTAGCTAAAGATACACTTACTAGTGTAGAGGTAGCACTAACAACCTGACCAAAACCATTTACTGCAAAATTAGTAAAGGGTCCATAAGAACCTGCTACATTTTCTACACTAGCAAAAGCAAGAGTAGGATTACCTGCAACACCATTAGCATTAGTAATAGAAAAAGGAGCAACAGCGGTTAAAGTTCTACCATATACATTACCTGATCCTACTGCAATAAGTCCAGTTGCCGTACCTATATCAGTCATTTGGTTTATGTCGGTAGCAGACTTAGTTAAGGAAATACCATTTAATTGGAATGTACCATTGATATTTACAGCAGCATTATTAATCTGTAGTGCAGAATCAAATCCTTTTCCGTCGGAGACAGGACGCATTGTTGTATCAATACCGCCATTATCATTACCAACTTGTAATAAGTCTTTATAAGTAGTAGCAATAGTGTTACCTGTAAGTGCAGCCATTATATATTATTCCAATAGTTGTTAGGGTCTAAACTAAGCTCTTCCCAATTTGCATTAACTTTCTGCCACTCTAGATTCCTGTCATTATTAGAAGGAGAACGTGGATTTCTAATACTCTCGTCATCTCTAACATTCGGCGCTCTATTTTGAGGATGATTCTTTAAATCAAAAGCACCATCCCAATCTGTAGGGCATACTAACATACCATAACTGTTCAACTTCATAACTCTATGTGGATAGATGAATCCACAAGTATCACATACAGCTAATGCTTTTTTATTGCTTGCCATTATTATACTCTATTTAGTTTAGGTAGGAAATAGGCACTTGCTCTTTCTCTGTCCTCATGCATAGCTCTCATTAATCTTTCTTCGTATTCTACTTTTAAGAATTGTATACGGCTAGGTTCAATACCCGGTCTTTTCATTGACATATAGAATGCTACTCCTACTGCTAAACAGGGGAGAAATCTACGAGAAATATCTGCAATCTGACCAGCAGATTTATTAACATCTTGAATAAATTTAATCTGTTCAAGTTTTAAAACATCAGTAGTATTTTCTGGGACAGGCCAGAGGAAGACAGTAGGATTAGCTCTTGATCTTCTTACTGCATATTGAGAGGGTCTACCTTTCTGACCTTTACGAGGTATCTTTAAATACTCTTCCATAGTAATACGTTGTAATTGTAAATCTACATTATCCCTATTTAAAACTACTTCAGTAATGTCAACAGTACTAGCAGGTAGAGCATATGAAGTAACACTAGTGGATACAGAAACAGCCGTTGTATCAGCAGTCCAAAGTAATATTCCTCTGTTCTGCCAATCTTGTAAAAGAAGATTAATAGAACGTCTTGCAGATTTAGGTTCATTACCTAGAATCTGTTCGCCGCCTATCATCTCCATCGCTTCTTGGATAACTTCGTCGATATCCATTGAGAAGTCATATGTACCACTAGTCGTCATATTAAATGTCCTTGTCTAGTATTCTAGAGTCTTTCCCGGTTCGTAATCACATACAACATCTTCAGGTGGTCCTTCAATAGATGGACCCTTTCGTGCAGCACCGAAGCCTTGACCTGTAGGACGAGCAACGACATTTCTTAAATCTTTTTCGTAGGCGTCTTTACCTTTCTTATCGTAAGAGTAAGACTTTCCTTTTAATGTAGGCATTAAGTTCTCCTTTTCCACCTTTTAACATTTCCATCTTTTTCTTGCTTGTCGTAATCTTGAGTTAGGATTCTTCGCAGCTTTAGGAAACTTCTTCATTTGTCCTGCAGACCTAGCACAATAACTCTTACGTCTAGTAGCTCTTGCTTTACTTGGCTTACTTTCAGTTACAGCAGTTTTAAGTTTACTACCGGGATTATCTTTTCTATATTTAGCTACCCCCTTAGGAGTCATACCTGCACCTTTTTTAGTTGGTCGCTTATGACCCCCCTTAATGGTATGACCTTTCATAGTACCTTTTTTCTTAGTAG